TTGCTTGCATCAGCGGCCAGTAAGACCAAGAAAAACGGCAAACACCAATGTATAAGCTAGAGCGGCCAATCAGAATGGCATGTCATCACTAGCGACTGTTTTGAATCTTTTGGATTGTTGACATGAATTGCGGCATACCGGACTTGGCCGTTATCACCCTCAAATTCCTCAACTCGCACTGACAGGTTTCCGCTGACATTGACAATAGCGCCAACTTTTATCCCAGCGGGTTGTTCCCAGATAGTGAATTTCTCTTTGCGGTCTGTTCCTTGTTTGTCTTGGAATGATGTGGTGACAAAGATTCCTTTGTCCGTAATCAATCGTTCAACCGTTCCATCTGTAATCTGTATTTTAGCCATTTCGGCCTCTCTTTATTATTCCGTTCCTAGACTTTGCGCCCAGGATTTTCGACCCTAGCACAACCACCGTTGAAAACTAGGTCCATTTCACCAGTTATGCCGTGGCGATTTTTTGCCACATCCATAATCATTCTAGTCTGCTCAAACTCGGCATCACTATCAGACCTCTCACGCCTAAGCAAAATCACCACATCAGCATCCTGCTCAATGGCTCCAGAATCTCTCAGGTCAGATAGCGCTGGGGCTTTGTCTTGCCTTGATTCACTTTGCCTATTCAGCTGAGCAAGTGCAATCACAGGGACCTCAAAGTCTCTGGCCAAGGCCTTGAGACTCACTGAGAAATCACTGATTGATTCATACCTTTTGCGGCCAGGAATGGTGTCATGGATCAGCCCCAGGTAGTCAATCACAATGGCCCTGAGTCCACCGTTTTGCTGGAGGGTCCTAGCGTGTGCCCTGATGTCGTTGATGGTCTGTGTGCCCTTGTCAACAATCGCTAGGTTGGACTCACTTAGTTCATCCTTGGCCTTGTTCAGGGCTTTCCAATCGTAGTCAGACAGGGTGCCTTTTTCCAAGTTACCTAAGTAAACGCCGGAGGTCATTGCATACATCCTGGTCAGTAGCTCTGTCTTAGACATTTCTAGGCTGTGGAATGACACTGGCCCCTCTTTGCTGAGGTGATAGGCCGCTTGTAATCCAACCACGGTCTTACCCACACCAGGGCGAGCTCCAATCACATACATTGCGCCAGGGCGGAATCCACCAATGGCGGTATTAAGTGCATCCCAAGGGCTTTTCAGGTAGGTCCTGGGAGTGGCCAGAACATCCAAGTGACCTAGGGCTAGGTGCTTGACATACTCAATTTTCCCAGTGGTCCTGCTCTCAGCGAGCTTGCCCAGGTTGCGGCGGGCTTCATCAATGACCGCATCTAAATCCTCGGCTGGTGATCTGGCCACAATGCTGTGACCTGTGTTTCTGAGCTCACGCCTGATGGATTCGTCACGCACAATCTGAGCATAGAAGCTGACATTCTCAGCGGTGATGCTCTCATGTTGCCAGGTGTGGACATCCTTAGAATGGTTTGGGAGCTTTGCGGCAACGGTCAGGGCATCAATGGCCTGGTGCTTGTTCCTCATGTCGCACAGCGCCTGATAGACCCTGCCCAGCTTTAGGTCATTGAAGTCCTCAGGCACCAGGTTGAGTTCATCAAGGGCCTGTCCTTTCGATAGCAAAATGCTCCCAAGGATTGCAATCTCAGGATTCATTCGTTGCCCCCTGTGAACTTATGCTTTTTCACTGGTGCCTCTTGCTTACCCTTGGACCATTTGGCCTCTTGCCTGATCCAGTTTTTCCAGGTGAGGTCCCAGTTCTTTTTTGTGGCGGCTTTCGTGGTGCTGTTCCAGTGGTCCATAAATGCATGGGTCTCTAACTTCAAATCAACCCAAGGGAAGTGCTCAGCCATGAGGTCCCAGGATTGCTTAGAGGGTTTGAAAGAATCAGAGATTCTGGTCCCATTTTCCTTGACTGGTTTGGGTGCTGTTTTGCCCCCTGTTTCTTTAAGGGTTCTACTAAGGGTTTGCGTGCCACTGGTTGTCACCCCCAATTTACCTGAGCTGTCACCCCCGTTTACCTGAGCTGTCACCCCCGTTGCACCATCTGTCACCCCTGTTACCCAATCTGTCACCCCTGGGAGATTCACCCAATAGCGGTTGGTTTTGTATTGGGCAAAGCCCTCACCAGCTTGGCGCTCAATGATCAGCTCACCCAGATTTTCAAGCTCAGCCAGGTCACGCTTGATGGACCTCTGCGAGGCATTGGCTTTTTTGGCCAGTGTTGCGATTGAGGGCCACGCACCTAGCTCACCTTGCTGATCTGCTATTGCCAACAGCACCAGCCTGGCTCTGCCCTCAGATTTGGAACTGGTCCAAACCTCATTCATTATTTTGATAGTCATTTGCGGCTCATTTCATGTCATTTCATGTTACAATTTAGATGTTACTTGTTGGCTTAGTCCCTCATTTGACCCTTTCATGTTACGGGAGACCCTCAGCTAATCGCTGGGGGTTTTCCTATTGTCCTGGTGAAGTTATCTAAAAGCAAATACCAGTTACCAGAAACATAATCATACACTGTAACCTCCAGCGGGTTTTGCCAGGTCCTCAGCTTCCAGCCATAGGCCTGAGCGGTCACTGCCGCCTCACTGGAGGACTCAATTGCCCCATTGAAGTAAGCGCACAGGGTGATGATGTTCGAGGCGTTAGAGAGGCGCTTGGCCTTTGAGCCCCCAGCACCACGGTTTACTCTGTGCTGAGGCACCAGGGTTTCATCCTGGAGACCACAATGGAGACAATGGCTGTCTCTAGCTAGGTATTTTCTGAACTCTTTTTCAGTCACAGTCATCAAAGTAGCTTTGGCAGACTTCACAGTTACCATCACAATTCGCACAATAACTGTTTTCCATCATGTGCTCCAGTGCCATTCTGTGAAGTTCTGCGAACACTAGGCGCTCTTTCCTAGCCGCCCGCCTTGCTTGAATCCACTTAGAAAACATCATCCCCTCCACTCCATCTGAATCAATTTGCCAGCGGCCATGACGGCCATCTGGGACTCGCTTAGGTGTCTAATCTTTGCCTTGATTCTGTTCAGTTCTACCTTGGCCAGATCAGCTTCAAATCTGACATCCATAGCCTTGAGCTTTGCCACCGCTTGGCGGTCTACAATCGTGCCCTGAGCACTTACCAACTCAGTGGCCTCTACTCTATCGGCGGCGCTCGCAAGTTCTAGATACTTGATTTCAGCCTCAGCAAGTAGGGCAATGCCTTGCTCACTCTGGTTGCGTATCTTTTCCAGTTCCCTGATTACCTCTTTCGGGGTCTCCATTTATAGCCTCTCTCAATTTCATGCCTAATTTTTTTAGCTCTTTATACTCCGCCTCACCCTCATCCTGGTATCCCTGGAGGTAAAGCGATTGGACCAGCTCTCTCTTTTCATTGATTGCGGCCACCAGTATGTTCCTACTCAGTAAATGCATCCGCTAAAGCTGTCATTGCTGTCAGTGTTTCCTTGGGTGCCTTGGCCTGTCTGGCCTGATTGAAAACATCACGCAACACCTCAACTGTTTCAGCTTTGGTTGCCTCTGCTAACCAGTCACGGGTTTCTGGTTGTCTGTTTCGGATTTCCTCAGAGGATGCCACGCCTTTTTTTGTGTCTACGGCAAGAGCCGCAACCATAGCCCTGCCCCAGGCGGCTGTTTCGGCGTTCTGAACCTCTGAGTCTCTAGTGAATCTGGTTGGCCCTGGTACCGGCTCCCACGCTGTTCCAATGCCAGGGTTAGTGTCCTCAGGTGATCGGTATGCGGCGGCTGTGTAGACCACCCAATCCTTACCACCAAAGTCAGATAGGAACTCTAGGCTGACTTGCCCCAGATTTCCGTCTGGGAACTTTTCACGAAACTCTACAATTCGTGAAGCCACATCGATATAGTCCAGCGGTCCCTTGTAATCAGACATCAGCCAACCTCACTACAATCTGGTCAGTTATGGTGAGCCAAATGTCTATGCCGCCAACCAGGATTGCCACTTGGTCTGGCATGAAATAATCAGACCTGACACCTTGGACCTCTCCCACAATGTAAGTGTTCTCATTATTCGGGCGCTTGATTGTCAAATCAACCAAGTCACCAATGGTTAGTTCTTGGGGGTTCATTAGTTCCCTTTCTTAGTCACTAAAAACGGCGTTCCAGACCCTCTGGATTGCCGACTAAACATGTGCTGGCCGTTGACCATTCCACGCTTTGCATTTCCCATAGTATCAATAACCTCACTCTTGAGTGCAAGCGCCACAGCCTTGGCTTTAGATTCTGCCTCTAGTGCGGCGGCCAGATCAACACCAACATCACCTAACTCAACCTGTGAATCCTGAATGTTTGGGTTCATCCGCCTCACGCTTTCATAGGTGCTGGTTGAACCATCCCAATCTGGTGCTGTGTTTTCATCAACACACTCCAGGAATTGCTCCACCATCATCATGTCTGCCGATTGCTGGAACACATCAGCCTTGACCTCAAACTCACGATAGTCAGACCCTCCAATAAGAACAGCCACATAAGCCTTTTTCAGACCGAGGGTGCTCATGTACCACTGGACCTGCGTGAGGTAATAACTAGGCACACCATCAGCCCAATCATCTGGGTATTTTGCGGTCTTGATTTCCACCACGCTGAGGGTGCCGTCAGTTTCCTGTGCCAGCCCGTCAACATTGGCAATCTGGAATGAGTGCTCCAGGCTTTGCCAGGTCCCAACATCACGCTGGATGGTTAGCTCTGGGTGTTCATCTTCGAACTTGTCCAGCACAACGCCCTCAAGTCTGCGGCCCCATTCCATTGGTGGGCTGTCTGGTACATGATCAGGAATGTGCCCTGAGAACTTTGCCCAAGCCGTATAGGGTGACTCCCACTTATTTAGCCCCGCTATGGTGCCAACTAGGGACCCGCCCACCTTGCCCTTTCGTAGTTCGTGCCACTCTGGTTGGGAGCTGTCAAAGGTTCCCAAGTGCTTTGCTGTTTGAATTTGCATGTTGTCCTTTCAATGTGTAATGATTTCACCATACACGAAAGGTAAGACATTGATAAAACTAAATGATGTGGGCATCTGGGACATGAACTGTTCCAAATGTCACACTATGTTCACGGAGCAAACCACACAAATCCCTATGAGCATGTCAGAGGTGATGAAGCTTGGCTGGAAATACGGCTGGAGCATTAGCCGCTCAGAGCACCAGATGTGCCCAGGGTGCTGGAATGTTTGAGACCCGTGAGGCTAGGGACCTTTGGAACAAACTAAATGAAACGATTGAAGAATCTAAGGTTATTCCTGGGTGCCGTGACAGTGACCCTGATGCATGGTTTCCAACTGAGACTCCAGGGATGGGACCCAGCTACACCGTGGCTAGGAAACTTTGCAATAGGTGTCCTGTCCAGGCGCTTTGCCTTGAGTATGCCATTGCCAACAATGAGGCCCACGGGCTCTGGGGTGGGCTAACACACAGAGAGCGTGTGAAGCTGAAAAGGAAACTATAATTTAGGCACAAAAAAAAGACCCCCAGCAATTAGCTGAGGGTCTTTTTTGTTGGGGTAAGAGACAACCCCACCACGCCATTACACGGTGATGGGGTGTTAATTATTTAGGCTTTGGATTTAGCCACGATTGATGTTAGCACTGATAGCAAAGCGGCACCAGCTGAAACGCTGATCAGTCCAGCGTAGTCAATGCTAAAGAGGCCAACACTTCCAGCTCCAAGGGCCGCAATGGCCGCCTGTGCAAATGTCTTGATGGCTCTCTCGCCAGCG